GTGGAATCACCCTTAGAAAAAAGACCCGCCTTCTTCAACATGAATTCATCTGGCATCTTATCTTGCTTCGAAAAGTTACATCTTCGACAAGCTGCGACAAGATTCTCTGGATCATCTGACCCGCCTTTGGCTACTGGGATGATGTGATCGACTGTTGTTGCATCCATGCCACACCAGTAACACTCTCGACCATCTCTTGAGAGTATGCGAAGCCTTAGCTTCTTCCATTGAGTGCTGTTGCTCTTGCGCTGTGAATGTAGCGTCATCAGTAATGACCCACTCTTTGATGGAATCTCCATGCATTACACATTGAACCATATCGATGATTGATGTACTTGATTGTGGCATCTATCTGACGATACCCATCGAGATTCCGGTAATGCTGTGATCGCATCTGACCTAATCCGAAATGACTGCCATTCTTAGCTGTTACTGACCATCTTGACTCTTTGTAAATGATCTTAGATAAACAAAGGAATTGCTCATAATTAACAACTCTTGAATGTGCATATAACTTGAGATGATCTTTATTTGCATTTGCTTCCGCTGGTGTCGTGCTAACGATACATAGCACACCCAATAGCACCAGACATCGCCCGCGAGCTATCCGCCACAGCGGCTCGCCAGCGAGTATGGAGCGTACAGGCTTAGTCAAATACATAGCAAGATTGTGGATAACTTGAGCGGGCTTTGGGCGTGTTGTCCACAGGTTATCCACAGAGATCACAATCCTTCGAATGATTCTTAATTGAGACTTGTAAGATCGTTACAGCTACAAGTGGTCGTGCCGAATCGATCACGAATGTCTTTCCACAATCGCAAGTGTGCTTGATTTCTGTCCTCATAGTTCATTCACCGGAGCAAATAACTTTTCCAAAGCGAAATATGCCTGTTGTGGCACTACTCCATTTCCAAGCATCTTTAATTGTTGAGTTCGTGAAATATCCAAGTCTGTAACCCATCCTTTCGGTAAGCCCATCATGTATTCAACAAATTTAGGATTCAATTTATCTTGATCCAGCGGATTCGGTACGGCTTGCAAATGCATTTCACATCGTGAAGTAAATCGCTTCCCCAATTCCTGCACTTTCCTGTTGTGTGGCTGGAATTGACGACAGGTGTCGAAATGAGTCTCACAGCCACTCCTGTGCTTTTCCCAATCTGACCAGTCGAACTCCTTGCTTGACGATCCATGAACACTTGAATCGGCTCGTCGTGATTCCTCACATGTACAACTGTCGGAGTCGGAAGTAATTGAAGTATCTCTTCCATACTCGGAGATTTGCCTCGATATTGGGCTGGCTTGTCGCCCTGACCAGCTATCTTTGGAGTTGGCAAGAGTTTCGTTCGATGATGAAATTCCCCGATCGTCGCCGTTGGCGTAAGCAACGACAAAGAGTCTTTCCCTTCGATGTGGTGCGCCGACATCGGAAGCTCGTACAATTTGCCACCTTGCGTCATACCCGATTTGGGTAAGGTCTGCGAGAACTTCTTTGAATCCGAGCGTGAGATGTCCTCGGACATTTTCCAGCACAATAAATCTTGGTCTAAGAATGCCAACAGCTTCTTTGATGTGCGGCCAGATGTGTCTTTCATCTTCAATTCCCTTTCGTTGCCCTGCGTTGCTGAATGGCTGGCATGGATAGCCAGCGGTCAATATGTCGATTGGCTCAATTTCAGCCCAATTGATTTTTTTAATATCACCGTGATTTGGATAATCAAATCGTTCGGCAATTAACTTTGAAGCGTATTTGTCTATTTCGGCGCACCAGATAGTCTCCGCATTGAAATAGGTTTCAACTGCCATATCCAATCCGCCATATCCTGTGCAAAGTGAACCTATTTTCATTTAGATCCGCCCCATCCTTTGCCCTTGAAGTGAATTGGATTAGCTGTCCAAATGCGGCTCATTGGAATCATGCACCCTTCACAATACGGATTGCGGTCGAAGTTATCTTCCATCGATCGGCGTACAGTCGTTACTTTGCCACATACTTCGCACCGATAGTCATATTGAGCCATTACTTAGCATCCGCCAATTTCTTGATTCCCATGACTCCACAGCGTAGGCATTGGACAAGTGCTACTTCCATGCCCAAAGGGACTTCATTCTTTAAGACTGAATGATCCGTGATTTCTTTTTCAACCCTGCACAGGAAGCGTTGCTTCTCCATGACTACTCCTTCTCAAATTCTCGATGGGATGTAAGTTGTACTGCTCGACCCAATATGTCGGTTGATCGCGTCTGCGCCATTTCTGATTCTTTGCGATAGTTACCGGAATCCAGCCTTTGAGTACATAGTTTGGACTCTTGCCAGTAACAAGAATCGCGATGTCTGTATTTCGATCGCTGTCGTAAATGATGAGAGATCCTGCGTCGTACTTTGTCCATTTGACTTCGATGATTGATCCGACATCGGCTGTTCGCTTAAATCGTGATGCTCTTGGATTGAAGTCTCTAATTCCAAAATACTTTGCCACAGCAATCTCAGCACCGACTGATTCGGCTATCTCGCAAATGTAATCGTGAAAAGACAGATTCTTGTTGTATCGCGAGACATGATCTGGCTTGCCTTCGATTTCTTCAACGCGTTCGATGGCGACCTTTGCAGCTGTCCACTCATCTTCGTGCGTAATTTTCATCTTCATTTGCACTCCATACAGAACCAAAGCATCGTCAAGCCTTGAGATCCTTCAAATCGACCAAATTCAAGCGGTTTGAAAGCTTGGCATCGATCGCACCATTCAATCTTTGGTGGATCAATCTGATCTTTGATGACGCTTCCATCTGTTTGAAAGATCGTGCGCTCTCCGGTGTCTAGCTTGATGATCTCCATTTCGCCCATTACAGCTGCACCTTCCATTGACCGTCTGATCCCAAGACATACCAAATCGGACTGCATTGATTGGCTTTAACCTTCTCGACGCATACATGACCACGATAGGGCTTTCCAGTCTTTGCTGTGCCTTCTTTGAGCAACATGTGTCCATGTGCGCAGATTGGAGCTTCGGACAGGATCTCGCCACCAAGCTTTGTCTTAATATCGTCCATCGCTGATTTGGCTGTTGCGAATCCATCCTCGCCAAATGGCTTCGACCACGGATCTTCTTCGATAAATGCTTTTGGCATCGTTTCGACTTGCTCCATGTTTTCTCTTGATGGCTTTTCTTCAACGCCCAAGACAACCGATGCAGCTCGACCAATTGCAGAGCTGACTGTGTCCTCGACATACCAGCGTTTCATTTGCGGGTTGTAAGCCCCGACCATGCCGTGTGCGTAATCGATAGCCGCTGGCTTCTCATCCTCGTAATGACGGAAGATCCGGCATTCGATAAGAATGAAGCCTTTGTCTGGTTGCCAATCAACAATCGATGTCTCGATGCGGTTGGTTGGGTATGTGGCGTGTAGGCGTTGAACCTTTTGATTGACCGTCTCGTAATTATCCAAGAATCCCATTATTGGATTTCCACATTCTTACGACCTGCAATCTTGCCGCGAATAAATCCTTCGCGCTTGCCGTCTTTTAGCCCGAGCGTGTAACCAGCTGTGAAGCCGACCAAGACTCCTAACAACATCCACATCGCTACTTCTTGAAATGCGTACATCTTTGCTCCCGATCCGAGAGTTACTGAACTTCGCTCCCTGCGTACAGAGTGAAGCAATCAGCCGACATCGTCAAGAATCCTGCGTGTTTTTGGGCGTGTCGGTTTGGTCTTTTGGCTTGTCCTTAAGTCCGTTCGATGCCAGCACAGAGCCAAGCGCACCAGTCAAAAAGATCGTGAGTGTGGACAATAGCTCGATGAACGCCCTATCGTTTGGAGCTTGATCTCCTAAGGGTTGAGTTACAAAGATCAGCGCGTAAAGCATTCCAGCGACCGAAAACATGAAAGTCAGAGCCAAAGCCACGCCGATAAATACAATTAGCCTTGCTTTAAGCTGCTCATTACTTAGGCGTCTTTGGTGTGAACCCATTTGGATCTTCTCCGTATATGTCCTCAGTACAGACTCCGAGAGCCTTACATTGTGGCGGATTGCATTCAGGCTTTTGCCAGTTTTCGAATTCTTGGCATTCATATCGAGTCCATCCTTGATAACTACAAGCAGACAGCCCTAGCAGAATTCCCGCCGCTAGAGCTGCCTGAAGTAGCTTCCGGATCACTTCCCCTTTAACCCGAAAGATGCGTCGTTGGGATTTAGGTAACGAAGCACAACTGGAAGAACCGCAGCTAGTCCCGCTCCTGCGATTGCCTTTGGATCAGTAATTCCTGCCATGTACACAGCTATGGATGCGGCTAGAAATGAGCGCGCCCATGAAGCTGCAAGTCCTTTGATTTCTTTCATTTCTTCTTCTCCTTCTTCAGAATGGATTTCTTCGGCGCTTCGACATTCACGGTTGGATATTCGCCTTTGTATGGCACATATTTGGGACGACCAAAGCCGACCACTTCTTTGCCAATCGTTCGGGTCTTAACCATCACCATGCCACCGTTGCGCTGATCGCCGCTGCCGGATGTATTTCCTTCGATGGTTGTAATCGTCTTGCCATCGATGCCAGCGACAATTCCAATATGAGAAATGCGATCGACTCCATCGTGTGGGAAATCCATGAACGCAAGATCACCAATTGCCGGTATCTCATGC